CCCGTGGATTTGCTGGCGGGAGTGGATGATGGGGTGGCCTATCGGGTGGACCGCGCTCGAGCCACTGGAAATGGACAGGTGGCTCGAGTGGCTGTACTGGCATGGTCCCTCTTGAGCGCGGTAGCCGAGGAGGAGGAAAGTCAGGGTCATGGTCTGGTTTAGCTTGGCGTGCGCGTGCAGCTGGCTCATCGGATGGCTGCTGCAGCAGCGGGAGGAGTCGTGCGCTGGGGGGAAGCTCGCCCGCCGCAGGATCGGCCCCGCGTCTCTCGCCGAGATCCTGGGGGACGGGCCATCCGAGGTCCCGGGACCGCCTGCCCAGATCCGGGGGACGGGTTTATGAACCAGCGTCCTCGAGACTTGGTTCGCGCAATACCGGTCGAAGCGAAAGCTCCAGCGCTAGAGTGCGCCGCCAAGTGGGGGATCGAGCTCGGGGAGTTCATCCCCTTCCCGGGGCCGGCCACGTCTTCCGAGTGGGAGGGGTCTGCCGGGGGAACGACCCGGGTGCCGGGGCGGAACCGGCCACCGGTAGGCGCGTGGCTCGTTGACAAGTATTGCCATGGGAAAAAAGTCCTATGCGCTGACCCTATGATCGGAGCTGGGGGTCTGTGGATGCGGGTTCCCCCAGAGAAGATTAAGACGCTCTACGGCGCCGACATCGAGCAGAACTGCGTCGATATCGCAAGGAAGAATTTGACGGGCCACCCGGCCCAGATCGAGGTAGGGGACGCCGTGGCCTGGGTTCCGGAGACCGAAGTAGATCTCGTGCTGACGTCGCACCCTTTTGCCCAAAGTCACTCGTCTGGGGCGACGGAGCACAGTAGGGGGATACGGGAAAAGAAGGGGTTTCACAACGCCGACGGGTTCGGCCCCAACCCGGCGAACATCGCCAACTTCAGGCGGGAGGAGGACCGCTGGACGGCGATCTATCTGTCCTACCGCCGCATCCGCGAGAGCCTCCGACGCGACGGCGTCGCCGTCGTCATCCTCCGGAACTACATCCGGAACCGGCAAGAGCAGCCGGAGGTCGAGAAGCATATCGGGACCATGTGCATGGCGGGGCTGAGGCCAGTTGTGGGGTACCCAAGGGACTTGGTTCGGCCCGTGTCTTATAACCAGTGGAAGGTTGCGGCAGACCCGACGTTTCCGTGGGTGAGGCTGGAATGGGCTATCTGCTGCCGAAAATGATCTGGTTTAGCTTGGCATGCGCGTGCAGCTGGGCCGCGGGGCTGGTCATCGGATGGCTACTGCGGCGCAGAGAAGAATCTTAACCCCAGAACTTCGTGTTTTCGGAGTTTCCCCAGTCCTTGCCGTAGTAAGCATTGTACTTTTCGACAACGAAAGCCACGATCGGCGCGAGTTGCTGTTTGACCCAGGAGTCCAGGAACCAAGGAATCCCAAGCGCGTCGTCGACCCTGTCGTATACGCGCTCGACAACGTACTCGAGTTTCCCGGGCCCGTCCTTCCCGGACCGCTCCGCGTCCTCGACGTATTTCGGAAATGTCAAAGCTAGCTGGACAACTTTTCCGAACCGCGGGATTTGCAGCATCGCCTCGAGAAATCGCTGCCACGCCAGAGTGGGTATTTCTTCGACTTTATCTTTGGGGCTTTTCACGGGGGCATCAAACCTTTCGAGGCGCTCCTGGCTCCGGATCGCTTTCAGCTTGTCCAGGTATCCCGGGTCGGGGCACCAGGTGCTCATCATGCTTTCCAGGGTGTCCAAGCCGTTCCTCATGTATCTGCTGAGCAACGCGTCCCTCTTCCGGAACGCCCGCTCAAGGGAGCTATGCTTCGAGTATTCGATCGAATCCGGACCCGGCGTAAGTTTCATCACGCCGGATTCGTACTGCGAAAACTCCGGACTTATACTTGACTTCATTCCGAAGGGATTGTTGCCCTCGGAGTACAAAGAACTCCTAAACCATCCTGTTTCGAGGATGGCCTGCGCGATCGCGTAGGAAGGGGGGAGTGGACCGGGGATAAGGCGAGCGAGCTGGATGATTTCCAAGGGAAGTTTCTTCGCGGATGGCATCAGGGTCCCTTCCGCGTCTCGCGAATCGCTGCCGTGTTATCCGCGACGGCTGCGGCGTTGGCGTCGGCGCCGAAATGGAGGATTCGAGTGCCGACGAAGGTCCAAATCCCTGCCGAGAGACTGAGGATCATGTTCTCGAGCTGGCCGTCGGCGGGGATCTCCATGTACTGGGCCAACACAAAAAGCAGGATCTGGGAAATGAACCCCGTTGCGCCGAGCGCGACGGAACGAGAACCAAACAGCCCAGCCAGGAATTTCATGGTGTCCCTCTCAGTTTTACGATGAGCCCCGCTAGCCCAGTCGCCGCGGCGGCTGCCGCGGTGATCATGCCCGGGAACGCTATCACCGCGACGATGAGTGCTCCCAGGATAGATCCTGCGATCCGGTCTCGCCACCGCGCTGACGAAGGCGGGGGGGCTGGAGTTGATCGCTCCCGCAGGGCCTTTATTCCCCTTTCGTTTTCCCGCGCTTGGGCCCAGAGGGGGGCGAGCTTCCGGCTCAGCTCGTCGAGCTGTTTTGACAAGCCGAGGTTCCCCTCGGCTACTTGACTCTTCAAGTCGTTCAGCGCCCGGTCCGTAACAAGGCGCTCTTCCGCGATCGTTGCGCGGATGAGGGCCGTGGCTTCTGATGCGTACATGGGTGCGATACCGGGAGTCATGAGTCTCCTTCAGGGCCAAGGATAAATGCCTATCGCGATCAGCGCCGAGACGAGCACGCCCACCGTGATCGTGCGCCACGCTACGTCCACGTCGTGAGTCATCGGGCCCCAGCGACGCGGAGACCCGGACCGTCGCGGTTTACGCCGTCGTCCCCGACCGCCAGTGCTGCACTCGCGGGGATCAGGCCAAAAAAGGGGCCAATCTTCATTGAATTCTCCCGCGCAAAAAGTGACTACAGTCTTATTCGTGAGTTGAGAAGTATCATGTTTCCCGTCCAATAGGCCATCCCGTATAACTCCCCGGAGAGCGGGTCTACGACAGCGCTTCCGGAATCGCCCTCGGTGATATGATGGCCGTCGTCGAAGATGATCCAGGCCCAGCCTGGAGGAACGTTTGTTTCGTCCAGAGCAATGACAGAAGCTTCCCTTTGCCAGTCTCTGTTGACGACTGACACCCGGTCTCCAGCGGTTAATAACCTCTCGGCTAAGGGCAGGGAGATCCTATTCCCGTCAGTGGGGTCGAAGACAAAAAGGTAATCTTCCGAGTATTTTCGGACGTCCTCCACCGCATGCCCGACCTTCAGAAGGCCAATAGTTGTATTCACGGTCCACGTTATCTCGGTTATTTGTTGGGCCCCCTGGTAGGGGATACCCGGACCCCACCTGACATCTACCGACATCTCCACTGCATCGGCAATATCTGCCAGGTTATACGTCATGGTCGAACCGCCTCGAAAACGAAGCCCTTACAGGTGATAGTGTTTAACGCATCGGCCGCGGACCATTCCGCAGTGAGGTGGACTTCATTCTCGACGCTTGTATCAACGGTCGCATCGGTTGTGCCTATGCCAGAGATAGTGCCAACGTCACCGTGAAGATACCCACGAGTAGGGGCGGAACCGCCTGAACCACGAACAGTAATCAAGCCGTCAACGACCCAGTCCGGGGAGGTAATCGCAGTAAACGTGGCTGTCGCAAGGTCAACGCCTTCGAAATCGAGGTCAAGCGTGATGTTGGGAGTGGCCGTAGACCCTACCGAACCCCAAGCTGAGTACCGGTACGTAGTAGAAACGCCAAGGGTATCCGCTTTCAGAACCAGCCCAATATTGTCGAAAGGTGTCTCCGTAGTCGTGCTCGCAATCGCAGTAGAATCTTCTACTGCGACGAACAGAGTAACGGGTACCATCGCTGTCGAGTAAGACAAGACGGAACCGGAGGACATAGTACGCGTTACGGTAACGTCTCCGGTAACCTCTACATCATCAGCAAGTAGTAACGAGCCTGTATCGTCAAAGATATCCCCTCCTGCCATACGGATATCACGGCTGGCCGATAGCATATCAATCGTCATATTACAATTAATCTCGCCAGTACCGCTGACAGAATCAAGGTTCAAGTTATCATTAGGAATTATGGCGAAGGATATCCCGAGGGCGCTACCCAACCAACTGACCCCACTTATACGACTCTGACCCGGCCAAGCAATTCGAGTATTAGTCAGGACCTGTGGTTCGTTTTCAGCGCGTCCCATATAGAAATAGAAGGTTTGGCTTAAATTATTAACTATGCTCGCATAAAAGGCCGGTGTATAGTTACTATTAGACGTGCCAAAAGCGCCGGTCATAGTAACCGCTGCTGGCAAGCCGCCCGCGCTCGAATTGTCAAAAACATTACCAACGTCTACCGTATGAATCCCTTGCCTAGTTCCAGGGTGCACTTCCAAGGCGTATCCCGTTGTAGGAGCCAGCTCAAGTGTTTCCGCCGATACTTGAGCTGTGATTGACGTATTCGAGGAGATAGGCAGCGGTCCTGCCGAATCACTCAAAAACCCATCCACTGTGGTAGAAACATCACCACTAAAAGACGATACTGCCGCCGTCGTCATCTCCGTCCCATCGGTAAACTTCACCTTTGGGGTACGGACATAACCGCTGGGCTCAATGATGGACCCTGTGACAAAAGCTCCAGAGATACCACCCGTGATCGACGTGTTTCCGGATATGTCCGCGTCTCCGGTGACGACCAGGTCCGGGTCGCTGTTACCGCCGCCCGTGACAAAGATCGAAGGGCTTGTGACGCCGGCGTCGGTAGCGGATACGTTAGCCGTGGTGAAGAGGCCAGATACGGTCCCGTCTCCGGTAACCACCAGGTCGGGATCGTCGTTGCCTCCGCCCGTGACAAAGACCGAGGGGCTCGTGACGCCGGCATCTGTCGCGGATACGTTGGCCGTGGTGAAAAGCCCCGCAACCAGAGTTGCAACGGAATCCGTTTTGACGCCCTTGGCTCCGCCGTCTCCGGTGACAACGCCATTGTTCGCCAGGTTTGCCCCCGCCGTGACATCTCCCGCGCCTCCCCCTGGCGCGGTCACGAGCTTCAGCGTATTGCTGGCAGCGTCGTAGGTTACGACTCGCTGGTCTACGAGGTCCGCGCTGGGGATATCGACTTCTATTCCTGCGAGGAATAAGCCCAGGTTAACCCCCGCAACCAGCAAAGGAGCCGCGATCGCGACCTCGAGAAGAAGAAAGAGCTTTCTGGCTTTCATTATCGGACTTCCTCTTTTCGGGTTCCCGCCGTCAAGGTGACGTTCGCAGACCCGGTATCCAGGCCAACTTCGAATTTCAAAGCCCGGGCGCCGGGGGTGAAGTACACGGGGTAATCCTCCCCGCTCGCTGCGCCCCCCGCTCCCCGCTGGCCAATCGTTTTCATCGTGGCCAGGCCGACTATTCTCCACACTCCGTCCAGTTGCTGCATCGTTGTCACGTTCACGGTTTCGCTCAGCGAGAGACCGTCGTGCTCCACGCGCAGGACAACATCGTCCGTGTCCATGACGACGATGGGATCGGACATCACGTCCGATCCCGCTGTGATGGCGCCGGTGGCCAGGATCTCAGTCGCCTCGACCCTCTTTTTCCCGGCGAACACCGGGGCCAGAAGGCCGAGGTGTGCCAACGTGACGAGTGCAAGTACCTTTTTGTTCATGGCTATCGCTCCTGGCGGTTCCACACTGAAACTTGGCGAGTTGATTCCCACATGGCCCTGGCGCGCTTTTTGCCCGCCCCCGGGCTAAAGTACTCTTCGAGAGAGTGTTTGAGCAACCCGTCGAAGGCCCAGCGGGTCATCCAGAGGTTTTGCCCCGGAAGGTTTCGCGCCGTGAGCTTGGCGATTTTCTTGGCTGCTCCCTTCGCGTCTGCTTCCTGAAACACGGAACTAAATGCTGAGTGGACGTCATCGGCGAATCCTATCGCGGGACCGGCCATGCTCGTCGTGAAGCTGCGACCATACCCGCTCGTATCGACGAAAGCGGCATCTCCTATGGCCCCGAGAGCCCCCGCCGCTGCCGCTGATCGGAGCAGGTACTTCCACACTCCTTTTTCCCCCGTTGGAAGCGGCGGAGAATTTCCCTTGATCATTTCCTGGAGCGTCCAGAGTGCCATCCCGGACATGACAGCCTGCGCTAGGAAAGCCGCCGTTGCGACAAGTCCCTCTTTCCCGATAGCCCCGTTTGGGTCGTATCCTCGCAACCCCCCGAGAATGTGATTGCTCGTAAGAGACGCGACGAAGCCCTTGTACTTCATGAGCATCCTGGTGAAGGCGTTAGGCGGTCCGCCGGCAAGCACGGCTCCCGAAGCCCACGGACGAGTCCGAACGTCAGGCTCATTCGTCGCCATCCCCGCTACTACGTTGAACATACCTGCTATTCGACTCGCCATATCGCTTCGAACGCGGTGGGCTTCCTTGATCACCCGGTCGCCAATCCTGGACTGGAACTCCTTGAGCCGGGCTTCTTTGGCTTCGATTCGAGTCTCCGCCGTCGCGACCCATTTGCTGTGGCTGTCGAGGATAAACTGCACCCGGGCTAAAAAATCGGTGTCCGTTTTCCGGATGTGCGCTGTCGTGGCCTTTACCACGTCGTCGAGTTGCTGGGTCAGAGCTTTGACCCTCGCGGAAGTCCTTTCTCTGCTCGCGCCCAGTCGCTGTCCCTTCGTCGCCTGTGAGCGCCCTTGCTCCCGGAGCTCCCGGTAAGCCTTGCGTCGAGGCCCCTTAGTAAGAGGAACACGCGCGCCCTCGCTCTTTTTAACGTCGCCAATCCAGCTGACCGAAAGGTACAGCGATCCGTCGACCATGAGAGAGTTGTCCACCTGCTCCCGGGTATAGTCGCTTGGGGTACCGACCTCGAGCTCGACGTCTTTGCTCCTTCGAAGTGCCGCGAGTTGTTTGTCAAACTCCTCCGCGGGGACTCCGATCTTTTCCCTCAGTTTATGGATAGGGACGTATCCCCTGCCCTTCTCATCGAGTTCCTCGTACGCCTTGCGGAAGGGGGACACCGATTCAGCGGACGGCGCCACGTCAGCGTCATACAGAACCTCATCAATCACGTCATCAATCCCCAGACGAGCGTCTTCCTGGTCGAGGAACGCGTGTAGCCCCGTCAGGGCTTCCAAGTGCTCCTTCTGCGCCCTGATCAGCTCAAAGGACTTTTCGACGCGGTCGAGAACGCGGTCCTGCTTTCCTACGCTCGCGGTCTTGCGCTTCTCCAGCGTAGCCTCAGCGGATTTCAGTTTCTGGGAGACTTTGTCCTCGTTGTCATTTCGACGCCGAATGAACTTTTCCTTGTCAGCTTTCAACTGGGCCACGTACTTCTCGTTTTGAGCGAGAAGGGATCTTTGGAACTCGGAGACGACAGGGTGGCCCATCATTACGGCGTCAGGGATGTTCTCCGCGGTGCGGACCGTCAGGTACTCTTGCCCCGTGAAAAGGTCCTTCTGGAGCGCCTCTCCGCGTAAAAAGTCCCACTCCTCTGAGCTGATGTCGGCTTGACGTAGGAAATCCTGGTACCCCTGATCGATCCCAGTAAGTTCGTCAAAGGGTATATCTTTCCGAGTCCCCAGTCCTCCCGCGATCATCGTGGTGATGGAAGCCTTGTCCTTGTCAGAAACGGTGGTCAGTCTTGTGAGCTTCAGGAAGCTCTGCATGGCCCGGGTGGCCCAGCCCGGATGGGCGAGAAGCTCAGGACCCGCGCCCGTTCTGCCGCTGGGGTCCGCAGAGTGGCCGACATAAACAGCCAAGTCGGCCAGTAGATGCTTGCGAGCCAGGGGGAAGACTTTTGAGCTCGTAGGACCGTAGTCCCGCCACATATCTACCGTGAACGCCTCGGCGAAATTGCGCAGGTGCTCCGCATTACCGCGCACAACCGCGTTCAGGCGTTTGGCACTGCGGCTCGAGTACCGAGCCAGTGTGTTTCCGAACGCAGGGCCATCAGAAAAAGTAGATACCCCCGCTCCGCCGAGCAGCGCGGCGTCCAACATCAGGCTAAACCCATCCCACCCCCTCCCCTGGCGGATAGCTCTCGCCGCGCTCGGTCCGACCACGGGCAGCCACTGGAAAACTCTGCCCAGCCATCTGTCGGCGTCATACTTTCGGAGTCCGTTTTCCCCCGTGAGCTGAGGCCAGATATACCTGTTAATCCAGTCTGCCTCGCTCGCTATCTTGAGAATTTCCGGGCCACCGCCCGGTTGCTTGCCCGCGTACCGCTGCAGCTCCTCCACCAGTGTTTGGAAATTTTGACGGGCGTTTGGCCCCATGACGCGAAGAATCTCGACGTCTCTCGCGTGAAAGGAGATGGCTTGCATCATGACTTCGGCCGCGGTCAGGTCCCCTCCCCAGCGGGAATGGTATTCGTAGTCCAGGTCCGCATTTTTGAAGTGGTACACTCGGGTGCGGCTTAGCTTGCTGGCGACGTTCGCTTCTCCCAGGACCAGATCCATCTTGGCGCCGGGAGCGTCAGCAAGAGCCTTGCTGTAGACGTGCTCGCCAGAAGCGTGTGCGGCATGAGCGCGGCTCAGGGCGTCGCGGCGTTCTTTTGTGGGCATGAACGGGAACGACTTGTCAAAGTCCAGGGATTCCATCATCCAGTCCACCCAGGCTTTCTGATTCTCGACGGAGCTCGCGCCCATTCCCGCGGCGTGGTAGATGGCATCCTGATCGTGGTGCCGGCTAAAAACGAACGTGTCGTTCTCCCCGCGCCACGCGCCGTTTTCGTTGGCCTCCACAAGCATCTTTTGCTGAAACTCGCGAATAACCAAGGCCGTTTCGCGTACTTTCGGGCTGATTTTTGACAGATCTCCTTTCTCACTGATCAGGCGAAGTGCCCTGAAAATTTCCCGAGTATTCTCCCGGCTCCCTGCAATATCGAGTAACCCCGCGGCTTCCATCCGATTCTGAAACCGCGCAACCTCGAGCTTTTGGCGAGCCGCGACCCGGACGCCGAGTGCGTTCCTTGACCCGACTCTGTCAAAAAGCGAGCCGTACATGAGGGCCTTCAGCCCTTCTGAGGGGTTGTCCTTCCACACAGACGCGATCCTATCCGCAATCCGCATCCGCGCCTTCAGATTACGGTATCTGTTGGCCGCGGCTATCTTGGCTTCGATGCGAAGCTGCTCTATCGCTTTCTCAAGGTGCTGCCGGACGAGTGAATCGGAGGCCGACTCGGAAAAAGGGGTTCCGGGATCCTTGCGTTTTTCATCGAGGAAAGCTACGAGGCTTTTCAGCTTGCCCCGGGTCTTTTCCAGCACGGCGTCCGGCAGGGCCTTATCGCCCACGAGCCCGAGGGACTCGAGAGCCCGATCGAAGCAATCCTTGGCCATCAGAAGGACATCCTTTTGCCCGCGCAATCCGCTGCGCGCAGAAAAACTTCCCTCGCCTTATCGAGGTGTTCGAGCTCCCGCTTCAGCGAATCGACGTACGCGGTGACCGTATCCCGGCTGTATATCTCGGAAAGCCCCGTTTCTGGGTCGGCCTCGAACTGTTGCACCAGCGCTTCGACGGCTTCCGCGGATTCCGCGATATCCAGCTCAACCGCCTCCTCAAGCTTGTCCGCCGGGAGGGGTTTTCCCGGGCGATCTAGTTCGTTAAAAGGGGCTTCCGGGTCGAGGTCGGAAGTCGCTGTTTTCGCCACATCCTGAGCCTGGAGCGCTCTCCTCGTTTCTTCGAGAGCCTTCTTCGAGAAGGTTGTTCGGATTCGGGTTGTTGGGTCCCGGAATACGTGGGTATAGAGAACGCGCTCCCCGCCTTCGAGCTCGAGAGCGTCGTCAGCGACGCTCAAGATCTTTCGCTCTCCATCGGCGGTGATTATCCAGGACTCCCCTCCGCCGAGGCGATCCCGGGTCAGGGCTCGGCGGAGCTTCCGGCCCTTTTTCTGGGTCTTCGCCATGTCAAAAGGGTTGATTATCCTCTCGACGTCTGGCATGGGCCCGCCAGATTTCAACGCATCGATGACCTCCGGCTTATCGGCAAAGGCCGCAATTCCCCGGACAAAAGCCTCGGTTTCTATCGGGGCCCCTGTGAGCGCTTGCGCTTCAACCCGGTTCCGAACCGCTCGGAGTTCTCCTGGGGATAGCACGTCCCCCAGCGTTCCGATCCCGAGCTGGAAAACCGTGCCCGCCACCGTGCCCAGGGCAATGTTCGCGAGGGGGTCCTCGACGTCGCTCTCTGATAACCCGTAATCCGATATGATCGCTTGGTTAAGAATTTCATCCGTGGTCGCCCCGAGGAAAGAGTCGACTACAGCGAACTGCGATCGGACGGCAGCCCGGGAAAGCAGCCCGGGTGTAAGCGCGAGAGACGCTTCTGGGGCCCCCATCCCCAAGGCCCGGGTCCACGGGAGCGCGGACAAAAGAAGCTGCGCGGGGTCAGCCATCGTGCCGGCCAGGCCCCCCGCAATCGATCCCCAGAAGCTTCGCTGATCCTCGGGGATCCGAGCCCGGCGAAACTCTCGCTCGTTTCGATCCAGGTCCCTCTGCGCCAAGAGCTCAAAGGTGCTTAGTTCGATTCCGTCCTCGGGGACATGGAAATCCACCCCGAGGGGCTTCATGCGCTCCAGGGCCTGGTCCCTGGATAATTTTCTATCGTCGCTTGCCGGGAACAGCGCTCTCGGGAGGGCGTCCATTGTTCCCAGCAAGGCCAGCCCTTTCTGGTATATCCCCGTTGTCCGCGCTTCTTCGAAATAGTCGCGGGCGGTGCCGAGAAACCCACCCGAGGCAGCTCTTCCTCCGATGTCCGGTTTGTTTCTCGGTGTACCCGGGATCATAGGCTCAGTGGCCCCGCAGTCCCTCTAACAGGAAAGCGCGTTCTCTTTTCTTCCGCCGGGCTTCGGCCGAGCGTTCCACGTCGCTGAAGGGCACTACAACGGGAGACCCGTCGCGATACTTGACGGCCTGCCTCTTTGAGTCGAAAAGTTGAGCGCTTTTTTCGTCTTTCGACGTCATCCACATATGGTTTTCTGCAAAGGTATCGAGGTACAACTCCAGCCCCTGCCGGTAGCTAAATATGCTGACATCGTCGGGAACGAACTCCGGGGCAAGCTGAATGCCGGACAGATCCAGCCTGTCGAGTTCTCCTTCCAGCCCAGCTAGCACCGTCCCCGCGTCAAACTCTCTCGGTATGCGCAGTAACCTCGTGGGGGACCATGGATCCGCCGGGTCATACCCGAAGGAAAACTGCGTCCCGATTACCGCGTCGTAGATTTCCTTGGCGGCTTTTACCGGGGATTCCTGTGTCCGGGCAGACTGCCCAAGGGCGGCTTTTGGCAACCCGTCAAAGACGGCTCGGAGAACAACCGCTACCGCCTCCGATCCTTGCTCGTTGAACGTGATCCTGAGCGGGAGCGACATCCCTCGTATAGCGCTGTTTAGCGCCTCTTTCCCCGCTTCAGCCTGGTACTCGTCCGGGATTGCCGCTCTTAAAGCGCCGGTATCGGCCTTCGTGTCGCGCTCAATTTGCTCGGCGAGGGCCAGTATCTTCGGGTCTTTCAAATCCCCAAAGGAGTAGAACTCCCGGACGGGGTTCAGAATAGGAGGTACCTGGGTTCTCAGCTGGCGAGCAACGAGGGGCCAGTGTTCCCCCGCGGCTGCTTGATGCGTTAGCGTGATAGCCGCGGCATTCAGGTCCTGCCCCTCCGCCGGCGCCGCGTAGCTGTTTTTTACAGCGTCCAGATAGGCCTTCGGAAGGGGGTTATCGAGGGCGAAGCTCGCGCGAAGCCCGCGCTTTTCCGCAGCTTCTTTCAGCGAGTCCAAGTACACGCTGAAGGCAGCCGCCGCCGAGGGCAGATCTGGCGGAGCACCCTCTCGCCCTCCTTTGAACGAGATCCAGCTCGCCAGATTTCTCGATACGGCTTCATCTCTTCCGAGGTACCCGGGAGGATCCGCCAGGTACTGCTTTTCGATGTTGATCATGGCCGTGCCCAAGGCACTGACCTCTCTGTTGTATTCGGCCACCTTCCCGGCAAGCTGAAATAGCTCCTGCTGGTCCGGCTTCTGCAGCTCGAGCAGCTCTTCCTGCAGGTCCCCCTTCAGCCCAGTAGCCTCTGCAGACCTTACAACCTCGTCAACTTCGCTTTTTATCCCCTCCACGATCGAGTCCATTCGCCGGGACAGTACCTCGACCTTGAAAGTGTCGAACTCCCGGGACTCTTCGGGGGGAGCATCTCTTCCTTCGAGCGTGGCTCCTCGGATGCTGGACAGGAACGCGTCCCTCCCGAGCAGCGCGTCCTTATCCCGCACGTCAACGTTGTCTACCTGGGGGGACGTATCCTCGTACACCCCGAGATACTCCTCTCGCCCGTCTGCGTTTGTGACATAAATGTGCTGGCCATGCTCGAGGCCATACTTCTTGGCTAGCGCAGGGGATAGAGCTAGCGCCCGCGTGGTCAGCGAATTGTTCCGGTCGCCTCTCCCCTCCGCCGAGTTCGTGTCGTATCCCGGGTCTCCGGGCTTCTCGTACCCGTACTGCGTGAAGTTGATCGCGGTTCCGTCTTCGATCCTTTTCCCCGGGGGGAAAAACCCTTCGTCCCTGAGCGCCTTGAAAATGTCTGGCGAAGTTTTGTACTGAAGGGGGAGGTCAACCTTTTCCGGGGCCGTCATAGCCTGGTACATGTTGACCACGTCAGCAGGGCTCGCCTGATTCCAGTATTGCGCATACCCGTTTTTGGTGGCCAGATCTCCCAGAGCAGCCAGCTCCGGGCTTCCGTGGAATCGGCTGCTCGGAAACGCCTGCTTTAGCTTATCGAGGAATTTGCCCAAAGTCTCGGCGTCTATTTTGCGCTCGCTAACAGCTCGCTTGAAATCGGCGATGCTGCCCTTGAATAACCCTTTCAGGGGGCCCATTACCCCCGCCTCCACGCTCTCGACGGTTGCCTGGTTCACCTTGATCTGGCCCCGCAAAGCGAGTACTTCGTCTAGCTTGTTCACAACGTTCATGATGTCCCGCGGTTCGCGTACAAGCTCAGAAATACTCTTGTTACCCAGATTGTCGAGCGCGGCGTACACATCTTTCACTTTGCGCATATCTCGCACTTTGTTGGCGAGGCTGTTCCGGCTTTCCGCCGAAAGGGACGACATCTTCCCGATTTCGCCGAGGACTTGGTCCAGGCTAATGACGGCATCCCCTTCTTTTGCCTCGTTCCCCAGGCTCCAGTTTTGCAACACTCCCTCGATGCGGCTCTTCGTCCGCCCGTCAGCCTGGCGAACCAGGCTGACGACCATCTGATCCGCTTTTCGCAGAAACGCGCTGAACCTATCGGGGGTCGTATTCCGGGCCCAGTCATCGCTGCTCCGGATGCGGTCAAACAGGGACCTCAGCTGGTCCGGATCGCCGGACGCGACAGCCTTGCTGTACAAGGCCTCCAGGGCCGTGTCGTGAAGGCCCCGGTTAACCGTGTCCCGGAACCCTATCTTGAGCTGAGGGCTCAGCCCCGGGATGCTGGCGATGAATTTATTGGCGTGTTCCAGCTGCACGGGTAAATTCATAGGATCGAGGGCTACGGCATTAGTACTCGCCTGGATCGTGTTCTCGACGGATTGCTTCATGTACGCGCCGTACACGGCTGCCTCGGCTTTGATCGCTTCATCTACGAGCCCCCCGTGGATCTTCAGCATGCCGAGTTGGAGGGCCTGCTGCGATTGCGGGCTATAATCCTTAAAATTTTGCGAGGCTTCCTGCTGCCTCGCTGCGGAACTAGTTTTGATGAAATCAGTGAACCCTTGCCAGGTCGTGGGAGTGTTCTCGTCCTCGTTCCATTCGGAGGTCTTGGCCCGGTACCAGGATGGCGTGTCCACCGATTCTTGGACGAGCGCTTTCTGGACTTCGAAGGATTCTTGCTGCGCCTGGCGGGTCTGGAGTTCTTTTCCAATGCTCCCGAGTAGGTCACCAAAAGCCGCGCCTACTCGAGCAGAAGAACTGACGTCAGGAACGTCATCAGCCTGGGCCCTTCTTCCCTTAGAAAATTCCCCGGGCTGAATTGCCGCAATCTTTCGCTCGTATTCGCGAATCTTCGGCATTAGCCCGTCCTTGTCAACCCGAACCCTCCGTTACCCACGAAGCTCGTTACGCCCCGAAGTATGCCCAGGGTCCGAGCGCTCGACGCAGTAGCCCGGCCTGACGCGAGAGCTGACTGGCCCTTGTGCCGGTCCAGCGCCGCCGTGTTCAAGTACCCTTGCGCCTGGACGTCCCCTCGGTGCCTGATTGTCAACGCGTCGAGTTCCGCCATCGTCGCGGACTCCTGGAGAACATCAAGTGGGGACCCTTCGATTTCCACGCCTGCGGCGCCATACTGCGCTCGAATGGCCCCCAGTTCCTTGGCGGACTGTCGTCGGAACCTTGATTCCTCCGCCGCGGCTGCCTGCCTCGCATAGGCGGCCTGATTCTCCGCTTGCTGAGCGTTGTACCGCGCAATCTGGTTCTGGTACTCGGCTTGCTGCCGCGCCGCTGACGATTGCGCCGAAGCACTCATCAGGGATCCCACAAGCCCGAGAACTGCCGCAGCCATACTCTGTTTACCCCTTGATTTTCGCGTACAGGTCACACGTGATTTCGCCCCTATGGAACCTGCGCATTCCATCTGGCGTTTCGAGCTCGAACCCGAGCATTCGAACGAGTCGATGGCCCGGGTCAAAGTCCCGGCGTACAACGGCCTGCACCCGGGGCAGGTAGCACGCGCTCAGGAATCTCTTCATGCTTTTCACGATTGAAAGCATGAATGGCTGCGCATCATGCGCAATCACGGCCCAAGCTTCCCCCACCATCGGGGGGTCCCCCAAAAAAGGCACAATTCCTGCGCTGATCACGACACCTCCGGCGTCATTGATGCCCGTGAACCCGAATGGACTTGCCGCAAACACGTCCAGCATTTCTGGCGTCCGATCGGGTCGCAAGTAGGACATGGCCTCCTGCTCCTCTATTCGCAGAAAATGCTCTGCCTCGAAGGGTATCATATGCAGCATCAGCCCCTCCCGTAAGTCGAGACCTGGGGGTTAATTGCCAGAATCGAGCAGGGCACGGGATCCGAAACCCGGATCGCGACCTGCAGGTTGTTGCTGTAATCGGAGTTGAACGTGTCTTCTTCTATCCCGGATATCAGTGCCGCTCCGAGGCTCCAGTTCAGCAAGTCGCTGAACGAGGGGCCCACTTTCACGGTTCCAACGGCACGGAAAAACGAGATAGCCAAGTGCTCGATTCGCTGCTTCTTGGCCAGCGCGGTGCCGTCCTGACTCCCTGCCTCGATCTTGAGCGTGAGCAGGTCAGACGTGTAACCGAGCCCCACCTGAACAACCGAGGCCGCAGTCTCAAGCGCGATCCGGCCGTTCACGACTGTTCGACTCGCTTGAACCAAGCCGTCGCCCAGGACCCGGACCGATTCCCCTTCCAGGTGATAGAGCCCGCTGATCGTCGCCGTCGAGGCTCCGTCGTAAGTGAGCCCCGCGTCCACAAAAAAACAGTCCTCAAGAGCTGGCTCTAGCTCATCGAGCGGCGTCAGGTATTCCAGGTGCTTCACGGTCGCCCCGTTCACGAGACGCGTCACCACCAGCCACACCTCCCGCGCCGTGCCGTCCGGAGTCGGGATCTGAGCGATAGATTCGATCTGGGGGATAGTTCCCCCCGCGTCCGACTTCCCCCCGAGCTGATGCCTTGCCCACGCCGCCTGGACGCTTTCCGGGTCCCGCTCAAAAGTAAGACCGCAAAGCTCCCCAGCCGCGTTGATCGTATAGACCTGGCTAAAGGGGTACGTGACGTGTACCAGGTCCGACAAACCGCTCACACCAATGTGCCGAGCGAGTCGAGTTAAATCGGTCATCCGGAGAGAATCGATATCGTAGGCGTACGTGAGGTTGAGAACCCTGCGCCCCGTTCGATCGATGTAAATCATGTCATTTCCGACACGAATCGGGCGTACTCCGTTCGACCCTCCGCTGGCTTGTTCCCGGGCATTCACGTTTGTGGGAGTTATCGCTTCGTTCAAGTTCGACGCCTGCAGCGTCCACTCGCTGTCCGTCGTCGAGATCAGTAGTCCCCGATCCGTGCTGGCAATATTAACAATCTGGTTCACGGTTCCGCTATTGCCCCCGCCAAGCGTGAAGCTTACCGCGTTCGCATCGGTGATCGCGTGCGACCGGAACTCGGGCCCATAGGTCAGAGCGAACGAAGTGAAGTCCCCGATCTCGGACCCGTCGATCCTTTGCGGGTTGTTCGGCAGGCTCCCCCAGTAGAGCCGGTTACCGCTGAACACGACAGTCGAGGGCCACCCCTCCGTGTCTCCCCAGGCACCTATTCTCCAGAGCCGGTAATCAAACGCTCCCGCGGGATTCTGATTCCACCCTTTTTTCACCAGTATCGTAACCTCAGTCGCGCTGGTGTACGCCGTGATCACGCAGTACCCCCACGCGAACCCATCCTCCCAGACGCCCTTGGCCTGGTTGTGCCCCGAATTCCCTATCCGGATAAGGCGGCCAACATCCGTAGCAACGAATCCCGTACCCCCGTTGATCTTCGCTTGAGCCTGCGCATTGATCGTCAGGGTCAAGGACGTCTCAGAAACTGCCGCCGAGGCTGAAAAAGTCAGGATTGCCACGCCGGCCAGCAGGTAATGGCCCCCGTCGTTTGTCCCAAGGTAGGGGCCATCCGTGTACGCGTAGTTAGCGAAGGTCCAGCTGGTGTGACCCGTCCGTGACAGTGTCTTGGGCTGGTAACCCCCGTTCGCAAGATAAAGCACGTCCGCGCTTTGAGCATACTTCAGAGCTGCGAGGTCGCTTCCAGCGTAGGGGCTCACAACCTCGTAGGGGACGGACACCGTTCCCCCCGCGGAGTAGGCCGCGTACCCTGTTCCATCAACGTTCGCGCTGTCAATGTTCGTCAGCTCGAAGGTCGTTGCGGCCTTGTTCGCCACGATGAACTCGCGGTTGTTCAGCTCGGTCATCCCCGCAACCCCGGTGATGATCACTCGGTCACCGTTCGACCGATCGTGAGCGGCTGACGTGGTCACGACCACGGGGCTCGCTTGGGTCGCCCCTGTGATTGTGTACGTCGTTGAGTTAACCACGATCGCGTGGTCCTTGTGGACCCGCATGTAGGGGTCCGTCCCCCCGGAGTTGTCGCCGAACTCTAGAATGTAAGCCTGTTCCGTGTTAAATTCGAACGGGAGCAGGCGAACGGTGCCATCGGCGTACTTCGTCGGGGTAACGTGCTTTGTCCCTGGCCGCCGCTCGAGCCGGCCTTCCGGGCGGACCACCCAGTTCAAAATCGTATCGGCCGCGTCGCGGTACCGCTCCGCGTCTACGCGCCCTTTGATCGAGTCGCCAAACTCCCCCCCGGTGAATGCAGACTGGAGCCAGGAAACTCTCACCGTCTCACCGATATCCAGTAATCTTCCATGGGTTCCTGGGGAGCTTTCTCCCCGGCGTTTTGCTTTTTAGCCCGGGGAAAAATCTGCGCGTACTCTTCCCAGAGCTCACGGCGCTTGGAGTTCGATTGCGTGATAACCTCGCTCAATTCCGCAGCGAGTCGGGTCGTGAAGGCCTCTTTGAACAGCTCGTCGATGATGAGGAGCTCCGCGACTCCCCCCGACGAGTAGGCGCTGTACCCGGACGTGTCTACCTTTACCCCGTCGACTGTATAGAGGCTGAACTTGTCCGTTCGCTGAGCCGTGCCCGCAGAAGAATATTCCCCGTAGTCGGTCGAATCGATGTTTTCTTCGCCAAAACTCTGCAGCTCAAACGTGCCCACGGTCTTGTTCGCGACCACGAATTTCCTGTTGTTGAGCTCGGTCATGCCAAGGATCCCCGCCAAAAGAACGTGCTCCCCGTCGAGGTACCCGTGGGACGCCGCGGTAACCACGGCAGGATCGGCTTTCGTGATAGCCGTAATAGCGACGGTGGGGACGACGGCCATGAAATCCAGGTCGTTCACTTCGGTCATTCCAGCGACAGACGTTATCCGGACTCTGTCCCCATGTTTGAACCCGTGCCCCGCCGCCGTGACGACTCCGGGATCCGCTGCCGACACCCCCGTGATTGTGACCTGCTCGACCTTTTTTATGTACCGGAGTTCAAAGGGACTCGCGTCATCCGTGTGAATCTTCTGCCCGTGGATCTCCCAATCCCGGTCAAGCGTGTCGTCTTCCACGAGGGGATCCAGGAGCCGGAGAAAGTCCGATGGAAGCGTGTATTGGTACGCTCGTCCAAACGCGGGGTCAATGGCATCCTTATCGATCAGGGCCAAGGCTTTCGCGAAGCCCCACGGATGATCCCGCAGTTCGGCGCGTAGAATTCGCGTGTATGAATTGTTACACGCGGTCGCGTTAGCCGAACCGTCAGTCAGGGACGTGATCGTTTTCGCCCCCAGCTTCACGAGCGCCGCGTTGCACATATCGATCAACTGCGAAGCCAATGTTTACTCTCCGATATGAACTGCGTAGGCGTAGGCCGCAGTAATGGTCCCCCCGATTCCGATGCGAATGTCTCCGGGAGGAAGCTCAAAAACGACGGCCCCGTTCTCCGACATCTGAGTGGCGCTAACGGGGACCCACGTGCCATTCGGAGACTGTAGCTCAAGATACGCCTCGGCAGAGGTGCCCCATGTAGTCGCCTCAACGATGAATAGCCCCTTACCTCCCATCCACGACATCGCAGACCCGTTAGCGGTGATGCTATTCCCGAGGTCAAGCCTCCCCTTTGCAAAACTCATGAAATGCCCCCTCTTCACTCGAGTCTTTTACTGCGAAAACGCCGCCTCGGATTTGATGATCGCAAGCTTGATTTGCTCCAAGCAATCGAGCACCTCCTGCTTTGATACGGCACGGGTTGCCGATCCCGCGTCATTCACCGCTGTCGTGGCCAGCTCAATCGTGAGCTCGACATCGTCAGAATTCACCGCGGCCCCGACTTCCTCTGTTACATCCTCCAGGGTTTCCCCCACAGACAGCTTAAACCTTCTTGTCGCCATTAAAATACCCCTTCGGAGCAACCGGAGACCCCGAAGTCCCCGGCTGCCCGGCTTTGCCCGCTTACATGCTCAGCGTGTACCGAGTGCGCAGTGTGATCGTCGCCGCTCCATCTGACGCCGCGGTAAGCGTCAGACAAACATCGTAGAGAAGGCCTGGGTCAGCCGCTAGCCCCAACGCGTCCCAGAGTTCTTTCTCCACGTCCGCGATCTCAAACACTCCCGATTCGTGCGTGACACGGCTATTGGAAACAGCCCCGCCGGCCAGGTTCACGGCTGACGCGAAGAAATCCGCGTCAACAACCGTCCCCTCCTGGTCGTACAGCCCGATGTCCGCCGCGGTGGTCGTACCGATATTATCGCTGTCGAGGATCACTTCAACGATTCGCGCGTTCGACGGGATTCCGTGACACAGAATGTACACGGACCCGATCGAGTTACCGTTGACGGATTCCAGCGTCCCGATAGCCTCGCAAATGGGCCCCCTGGTAAGTTTCGGATCGATGGGCTCCTGCGGCGTTGCATCTCGCGCCGTGGCTGCCCCCGCTTTCAAAGTTACGACTGCCATACTGGCTCCTTACTTGGTTACAGATCAGTGGATTACAGCCCAGACTCAGTGCAAAGCAACTCGACCACGCGCTCTTCCCACTTGCGAACCGCCCCGAACCCAGCCTTGATGTAAGCTTGGAAAGGGTACCCGCGCTTATCGACGCGCTCGGACACCCGGATGATCTTGTCCTGCCAGTATTTCAGCTCGACGGCTTTCTGGCTCATGCAGATGACCCGGCGATAACCGCTGGAGTCCACGCCAAGCAATTCCGTGTGGATGAAGTTCCAGATGCCCCAGCGGGCCATAACTCCCCCACGAGCAAGGATCGGATCAGGATTGTAATCCGCGTTAATGAACTGAGGCTCCCGCTTCAAGTTCATGATCTGCTTCGACGAGACCAAGCAGTAGCATTTCTCTACCGTCGGATCGACGTGTGCGGCCAGCACTCGCTGCTCTGCTTTGAGCAACTTCGCAACAGTAAGCCCCGTGTTTCCCCCCGCGCCGTAATTCACAGCGATCGTATTGTTCGCCGCGTCAAAGGCTTTCGTGGTTGTGCCAGACTTCCCAGTAGCCGCCGTTCCTAGCGCCGCGTCTCGGATAGTCGTGGTAACCTGGCGGTTGTGCGCCTCGACGACATCCTGCACATAATCCGAAGTGGGGTCTCCGAGTAGTTTCAGCTTATCCTGGTCCCTGATCGGGATCGCCGCGTCGAAAAAAGAGGGCGCCACCCATCGGGCTTCAGTCGTCGGGTTCTGCCAAATGATGTCAGCGCCCGGGTCCGTCACTTCCTGCATGACGACGGTTCCGATCTTGTCGACGATTTGCATCGACTCGCCCCTACCGTCGTAGGACACGGTACAAGCGACCTGCCCCCTTGGCATCATCTCCTGCAGCACCAGCTCGAAGTTATCGGCGTACTGCTTCGCATAAATGTCGAACAAATTATTAGCCATCGCAGCCCTCCAAAGCGCCCACGATTAATACCTGTGTTAGTCGCGGTGAACGTGTCTGCTTTTTTTGCAGGGCTCGCCTTCCCCTCTCGTTCTCTCGGGGCAAAGAGGCGGTCTTTCCCGCAGTCAGCTGGGCCCTTGCGAGCGTATCAGCTTGCCCCTGTTAAGTAATCCGGTAGATCGCCCTTGTCAGAGGGGACCTTCGGCTTTCCGAGAGCGCCTCGAGGTCTCCCCACTTTCCTGGGGGTCTCCGCCTGGGTCTCCGCGGGGGGCGCGTCAGACGTCGGGTTCAAGTAAAACTCCAGCTGTTTCGCTTGCTCAACGGCCATGTCCGCGATGCCATGCTTGCCGTAGGTTATGCGAATCAGCTCGAGCCTTTCCTGCCGTGTAACGGTCACTCCTTACCCCCGTAGATTATCTTGTATAGTTCTTCACGCTGCTGAAGAATGTCCGCTTTTAGCTGGTGCTGAAAGGGTTTTCTCCCGGATAACTCTTCCCGGTATTTTTCATTGATCCCGGCGAGCTTTTGCCGCGCAGTGTCCGCGTTGATCCACGCAGGCTGTGGACCATCCCCTTGCCCGGAAACAAAGGGCGCCTCGCCAAGTTTGGTCCCAATTCGGTGCATAAACTTCATCGTCCAATCGTGCCCCATGGAGCTATCCAGGGCATCCAGCTGCTCGGAAGTGACCAGGCCCCCGAGTACATCCGTGAACGCGCGCTTGGCGACCATTACGTTCCTGTCGTAGTCCGGGCCCCAGTCTTTCCGAAGCGCCTCGGACTGCTTCTGACGGGTCGCTTCAGAGGCTTCCGCGAACCCCTTGGCCATTTCCGACGCCCGGACTCCAGCAGCCTCGAATAGATCCTTTGCTTGCTTGGCGTTCAGCCCTGCCTTATGCGCCACGTCCTTGTACCATTCCGCCGTAGCCACGTCTTCTGGAGGAGCTTCCGCGGGCAAGGGAAGCTCGTACTCCTGCGGAGTTTTGGGCCGCCCGAGGCTATCGTACGCTCTGCTCCAGCCCTCGGTATCGTCTTCTCCTTTCGGAAGTCGGAGGATGTTCGACGGATCCGTGCCCAGAAACTTCGCGGCCCCTTGATACGCCTTCACCGGATCCAGGGGCGTCTTCCATCCCTTCGCAGCCGCGGTGATCTTCAGATCCTCGGGCAACTCATCCAGCCACGAGGGCGCCGTCGGTGCTTTCTCCGTCGCAGAGGTAGCGCTGGGCTTGGGAGTTTCGGAGACTTGTACTTCGGAAACAACAGAATCACTCATGGTGCTTTGGTCCAGTCCGACTTTTTCATCACATCAAGTGCAAGCGAACGCCGGCCCTCGCTGAACACATAATCCTGAATACTTGTGCGGGAGAGAGTATACGTCGAAGAAAACACTCTTGCCTCTCTGATGATCGCGTTCATAACAACAACAGCGTCTGGGTTATCCGGGTCGAACACTCGTCGAAAAGCTCGATCCTCATCTGTCAATTCGCTCATCCAGCACTACCCCCCTTTTGACTCGCGGCCAAAGCTTTGATAACCGCGGCCCCAGCGGGCGCCGCCTGAATAGCTTGCTGAACCGCGGACTCCTGCTGCCTCCCGTCGCGAACGGCCTGTACTTCTTCCGGAGATCGGAGCATGGATTCCGGGATCCCATTGATCCTCGCAAGTCGAGGAATGGCTTCATCCAGGTTGAAATGGTCGAGTCCACTCGGATCACCCGTCAGGGCCGACATCTCAGCGGTCTGCTGCCACGACCGGAGAAACCCCGCCGCCTCCGAGGCATCCTGAGCCCGGTTCAGCGGCGACTGAAACCGGATCTTGTACCGCCCTCGAACCTGGCCAAATACTTCCGGGCGATCTGGAAGGATCCCGGGAAACTGCGAAAGCACGTCAAGCTCCCTGGAAAGAAGCGGGCCGAGGTACTCCGTTTGTTGCCCCGCTAAAATCGGGTACAAGAAGGCGACTTTCTCCGCTTTCCTCTCCAGAACCTCCGTCGCCGTCATTCCGGGCCTATCGAGGAGTATTTCAAAAAGGTCCAAGTTATAGGCCGACCGAATGCTGTTCCTATCATCCTCCATCATTTCTCGAGAGGCCTGGACGTCGCCGAATTTCAGGGGCTGGACAAGAAGTTTCCCCTCCTTGTTCACCCCCCGCCAGATAATCGTCCCGGGCTTGAATGACGGCGCATCAAAGGCATCGTCATCTGGAGCGGCCACAGGCGGGTCCAGAGCCCGGTGGATCTGCTTGATGTGCGCCTTCTTGACCTCGTTCAGCGTTTTTACGTCAGGGAGTGTTTGCTCCCCCGGCCCTCCTCGCCCAAAAACCTCACCGGCTCCTCGCGCGTACCTCGAAACGATATAGGGCATGGAAACATGCCCCCCCTCCCACATGGTCTCTTTGCAATCATGAGAAATATACGCCGCCTCGAAGAGCATCCCCCGATAATCCGCCCGTCTCGAGACTCGGTCGGTGTTAGGGCCTACGTAATGCAGCACCGACCATTCCTTATCCGGCTTCTTCTCCAGGGATTCTTTAATTTTCTCCGGAAGGCGCCACCCTGAGAACTCTGCTCGCTGAGCCAGCTGCCGCGTCGTCTGGGAGAACTTCCTCCACACGCGGTCCACGTCCCCCTCGCTGTTCTCGTCCAGAGTAACCTCGGCCAGATGAATTGCCCGGTACCTCAGCCCCGGCGATGTCATGCTCGCGGTGACGTGCATTACCCCCGTGCTATAGGCCAGCAGATTCTTCCACACGATTTGCTGCTGACTGATGAAATTTGTTCCGGGGGCGAGCCTGCTATTTCGAAGTCGCCGATTCACTTCTTCAAAGTAAAGCAGCGCGTCCCGGTCCTGCGAGAGCTCCGGATTATCCGTTTCCAGGAAATGCCACACTTCATTGAGGGGGACGAGCAGGGAATCTAGCACCGCCACCCCGCGATTAAGGGATTTGATCCCGGTGGAATCAAAAACCTCCTGCATTCGCTTCTCGCCCCGAGCCACTTGCCCGCTTCCAAAAGAGCCGAAATAAGGCGCATTGACGGGGTCTATTCTCAGGGCAATTTCGTACCAATGCTGCATCCAGTTTCCCTTGGAGGCCTGAAGTGCCTCAAACTCCCGGATGATATCCGCGGCCCGAGAGCGCACGTGGTAGCTCATGCTACACCCCGAGCGTTCGAGACGTTGTAGGCGCGGGTTGCCCCCGGAGTCCGTCTCCCCCTGTCAGGATATTCGCCGACCTTCCCCTGGCCCTTCTCTCCGCCAGCCTAGCCCGCGCCAGATCCTGGGCCACGGCTGGGTCCGTCGCGGGATTCGGCGGAGGGGGAGGCGGTAGTGGCGGGGGCAGCGGCGGAGGCGCCGCGGGGCGAGAAAACAACCCAGACATGTTGCTGACCTCCAAAAGCGGATGCAAGAAAAGCTAAGCATACAATTGCGCGTCGAAAATCGCAACGGGGCCCCTTCTTGCTTTCACGGAATAAGCTGATAATCGAGATCGCGAATGGTGTCCTCTCTCCGCACCCTTCTCCCCTTTGAGTCCAGTCTGGCGACGAACTTGTAAAACGTCATGGCCAGTGCATCCGCCTTATCCGGCGAGGGAACTCCCCGGGCTTTAAGCTGTTTCTTCGACTCCAGTTTCTCGACCGTGTCCGCCCGCCCCGTCTTGAGCTTTCGCGGAGTCGCGAGCTGAGTCAGGAGTCCATCCTCATCAGGTAGCTCTGCCCCGGGCAACCAGCCTCGTACCCCGGCCCACATTTCTGTTCGTCGATCGGCGAACCTTTCCGGAAGGTCTGCCCGCTCCCCAAATAGCACCTCGACGATCTTGTACTTCATGTCTCTCAAAATATCAATCACCCCAGTTCCATTTCCCGAGTCGATGAACGTCGCGTCTGGCTGCTCCTCGTCGATAAGCGACGCTACCCAGTTTGCCAGGGGCACGTTATCCGTGAAAATTCGCGTCTGGAATCGCGCGTGCCTCCCCTCCCGGATACACGCCGCCGTATTTCCTCCTCGAGGAGCAGGATCCACCGCCAAAATCTTTGGCGCGAACTTATCGAACGGAATTCTCCGGCACTGTGCGGCCTTGACCACCTCCGGTGGGATAAAAGCCTCTTCACAGGCCATCGGGGGCAACCCCGTTATCCGGACTCGAACCCGATCATGGTTCTCCCCGAGCTTTGCCACCATTTCGTGCATGGGCTCGTGATCCAGCCCTTCCACGTCCCGGGCATCAATGTGCCGCGTGCTCCACCTTTCGTTTTCCGACCCATAAAAAACGTCGTAGAACTCCCCCTCGTTCCGCGTGAAATTCGAAAACATGAAAAAAAATCGCGAGTCCGTTCGCTCCGTGAAAGAACCCGGATCAATTGACCGGTGGATGATCTTGGGCACCCCCGAAGCTTCATCCAGAATCCAGGCCACACCGATGTGGTTGTGCGTCCCTTGAAATGCCTCAGGATTATTAATGCTCCAGAGGTGGCCCCTCACGAAATACCCTCGAGAATCTATTCCGAGCTGGTCCTTGAGTAGCTTCTCGAACCACGCGGCAGGGGTCACCGTCAGCCCTTCCATCTTGAACCAGTGGCTGTTGAGCGCGAGTGAGGTCCATTTTGAAATTTCAGCGAAGGTCTTATACCGGAGCTGGTCCTCGCTGTTCGCCGCTATGTTCACGCACCCGCCCAAGCGAGTAGACAGGAACCAATGAGCAATCCACGCTACCAGGGCCGATTTGCCGACCCCGTGCCCCGATGCCGTTGCATCCCTCAGGACTCGGGGAACTAATTTCAGCCGTTTCCGGGACTCATTCTCTAGTACGTGGCTCCGAAGGCCATTCAAAAAGTCCCGCTGCCATTTGCGCGGTCCGTCGCTCTGCTGCAAAGGCGTGTTCGCCATTCCCCACGGGTATGCATTGATCACGAAGGCTTCAGGATCCAGCCGAAACGATAATATTTTTTCAATTAATTCTTGCTCTGGATTCACAGAAATACTCCCTAAAATTTTTTCAAATTCTAGAGGAAATGCGGGGGTAGCCCTTGCTGGCCCGCGAAGGGCCCGCCGATGCCCCCCTCCCCCCACCCCCCCATGCAGCGTCGTCCCCAGGAGCGAGGCTACTCGTCGCTCCCTCGCTCCGGTGACTCCGGTGACTCCGGTGACTCCGGTGACTCCGGTGACTCCGGTGACTCCGGTGACTCCGG